ACTCAGATTCATTCCGCTTTTGCCTCTTTCGATCTACGTCAGTATGAATGTCTACTAAGTCATCCCCCTTGACTGTGCCATAAATATAATCACCAGCACCTAAATCACCAGGCGCATTTCTGAAGTCATAAGAGAATTCTTGCTTACCCTGACGACCGTTAACCTCTATAGTTCTTTTGTTTATTCTTAGGACTTTATATTTGGCACCCATATTTTTTTTTTCAAACAACTTAGATTCTTTTAGATCATAGCTCTTAAGGACTTGAGCAATATCGAGATTATCTTCTCGGTCTTTACTCGCTAGAGATACTGAATAACCACCCCTAACGTGAGATGCTTTTTTCAAACCTGAAACTTTCGTTTCCTTGCCAGTGTTTTTATTCACCAGCACCGCACCAAATTTTATATCTCGTTTTGTCAGTTTGCCTTCGGATAGATCAGCCGACTCAGCAATTTCTAGTTCGCCAGCTTGAGTCAATACCCCACTATCGTCGAGTAAGCCCTTTTTACGCAAAACATTAAAGGCGACACCCTTATTGATATGGTGTCCGTCTTTGCTGTTTCGCAACATTTTGCGTTCTAAAGGCGAGGTGCCTTCATTTAGCGTTAATTCTTCTGACTCGATCACTTTATATCGGTATTTAGAGGCAACACCTTTAAACCCAGTCCTCCTTGGTTCGTCAAGGTCTGCCACTAATTCGCCCAACAAATCACGAATTAGACTACCTTCTCCAGTGATTTTGCCGCTTGGGTACACCTCTAATTTAAAATTAGACGCTGCATGGACAACAGCATTAACAGATCCATCTTTGTTTAATTTATTAGGATTAAAAGATATAGGAATCTTGCTACCTGTTTTTTTAGCCGCTTTTTTTACGATAGGTTCTAATTTTTGCTTTAAAATAAGCCTCGCCAAATCGGGTGTATCCATTTCATCGTCATCATACCGATCTCTAATATCTCCCTCGGACACAGGCAGATCATAGCCCATGAACGCCTCGGTCATCGGCAGATGATATGGACCGAACCTCTCAGTCTCATGAATAGGCTTAACCTTCGATTGATGGGCTTCAATCAAATCGACCATGCAATGCTCAACCATTTTTACAAAAGCCGTAGAATGCTTTGCATTCAGCTTTTTGAGAAATGTTTTTGCTTCTCTCGTTTGAACCTTCTTGCCTTCGAGAATCCCTCGAAACAACCATCCATCCTGAAGCCTAGCTTCCCAGATTTTATTTTCAGAATCTTGAATTCTTAAAATAGGCTCGCCTGAACTCAGACGAGCCTTAACAAGATGGCAAGTATTATTGCCCTCGACTATATCATGAGCTACTGTCACTTGAGCCTGAGATGGCCAACTTTTCTCAACCAAGATTCTCTCGGCTATTTCTTTGCCAAAACCGTTGGCGTCAGCTAAAAGCTGATTTCCCAAACTCTCGTACATAACTTATTCCTCATTAAAATTTTTGAACAACGGCTCTAAAAGCTGCCGACAGAATCATAGCAGGCAATTTATTGTCTATTTGATAACCACCATCGATAGCGATCCTTAGATCTTCGTTGATAAAATCAACGATGCTCCCTATAACATCTTCTACTAAGGTAACACTTTCCATTATAAATCAACCCCAGAAAATTACCCTATTACAATGCTCATTGGTCCTTGAGAATCAGCAATTTCTTCATCAAGCTTCAAAAAATCTTCCTTAGCTTCTTCTAGTAATTCAGGACCGTCAGTATCAATCGGACCACCAGCCGCAGGATATGATTTATATTTGCTTCTGATCCGTCCTAGAAAATATTTTGATTGCCCTAACATCTGCCGAAAAAATAGGTTTTCATCACGATCTTTTAATTCTTCGGTTGACCAAATTTCCTTCTTATAAACAACCAACATTTGTCCAGTACCTTCTCCAGCACAAATACCGGCACCACCAGTGATGATGATTTTATTGCAGAGCACCTCCCAATCGGGATCAGCACTAAAGATTCTACGCCTAGTTTCTAATGACTGAAGAATCTGAGTATAAGCTGAATAACTATTAAAAGCCGAAGTAGTAGAGCCAAGACTCATAGCATTGAGAGGCACAATATCAAAAAACCCAAGAGATAAAAGCGACTGAATATCGGAGCGCATCGGCAAAATAACATCTATGATCGCACACGCATTATCAGGGAAATCATATTCCATTTTGCCTGGAACAAGTGAGACATTGATACAACCTAGAACACCCTTTTTAGCCTTGAACCAACGCTTACATCTATCTATAATCACAGGCCAAACTGTGTCGTCTAGCTCGACTTCTAATATCGGCTCACCCAGTTCAACCTTGATTTCTTTTTTCCATTTTTCTTCGGTAGCGTTTAGATCCACGGCCATCATGCACTCCTATTTTTGAGTGGCTTTACTTTGATAATCTTCCATATTTGCGATTTCTTCTAAACCAGCTTTTAAAGTTTGGCAGGACTTATAAATTTCATTTATTTTAGTTTTTTTGTCTTCACTATATCGATTGTTTTTATCTTTAATTATATGGGCAATGATTGCTTCGGTAGCCTCGATTGATTTTAAAGCCATATCTACTATCGGATCTTGGTAGGCTTCATCAGCCTTGACTGTCGGCTCATCCTGATCACCATCTTTATTATCTGGCTTGTCCGATATCTTGCTGCTGACATTCTGATCGACATCAGGATTTACTTTGGGTAACTCACCAGACTGATCACCAGTTTGGGTGATCACTCGCTCTAATAACCCCTCGTTTGCAAACTCATCCAAAATATTCATTGCTCAAATTACTCCGGCTGTGCAGTTGATTTCACTAACTCCCAAGGGCTTATAATACCTTTTAATCTAAAATTACCACTCTTTGATACCATTCGCCTCATCATATGGACACCATCGCCTTCTCTGACAACAGTATCTCGATCTTTGGTATTACCCTCGATAGTCATAAAATCATTGGCAGCTATCCATTGTATGATAATTCCAATATGGCCGTTCGAAGTTGGCTTCCCATTTTTCCAAAATTGCCAAATGATCAGAGAACCAGGATAGATTTCATCTGCTGCTATTCTACTTCTAATATCAGTTTTATTCCATAAGGTTAAACAGTGTTCCGTAGGGCATAACCAGTTTGGCAAAGGATCATTGCCATATGTTTTCCGATAATCTCGATCAACCTGATTCACGCAAAAAGCCGCAAAACCAGCACACCATGGCTCGCCTGTAGCCTTGCCATCAACCTCTCGCTGAAACCTCTCGACCTCGGCACCCCGATTATAACCCGACTCTCTCACCCATAACCACTTGCGAGCCTCCCTTACCAACATCATGCGCTTCTCATGATAAACATGTTCTAACGTAGGCTCTTTGATTTCTGCAATGAATGGTGGATTTGGAAGCATACGAGGAGGAGGAATGTTAGGTTTTGGCTTTGGCTTTGGCTTCGATTTAAATAAACTCTTGAAAAGATCCCACAACATTTATCACCTCATCTGGTACTGATATGAGATATTCGGGCTTACTCTTTTTCAATGTTACTACAAAACCAAGCAGACCTAGCCTATTCGCATTCGACTTATAATGACAAATGAATGAGTCGCAAGGATTATCCGTTAGCCCTGAGACGATTTTATCTAATTCGTAATTGGCTAACGGATCTATCAAGCGGCCTGAATCATAGCCGACCATTGACTTTTTTTTTAAAGATAACTTTGCAATGCTCGAATTCATGCAATTGCTCAATTTTAATTTATTGGCTTTTGCTTAAGCTACATATCAATAGTTTACTTCGCTACTATTTTTTTTGCTCCATTTTCATTTCGCCACCACTCCATATAGCAAGGCTTGCATAGGCCAGTATTTATCGAAGCATCAGGTGACAAACATTTTTTGCAAATACAATGTTTTGGATTTTGTGTAAAGGTGGTTGTTATTTCGTTACGACAAAGAAATGGTAGGATCAGAAAAATAAAAAAACCCCGCTTTCGCAGGGCCTTTTTAGTGCTTAACTATCTGATTTTATTACAATCCAGTGACAGTTACGTTTCCGAAAAATTCCGGCCTCACCATGCGCTTCGCATATCGAGTTCTCATTCCTTTTCTAAATTGGAAATCATCAGGATCAAGAAAGGTGGCCGTAATCTGGAGAGGGACGTAAGGTGCCCAAACATAACCAGCATCGATGAAAGTGTTGCCCTTGTACCCAAGAGTAATGTCACCAACTCCAGAGCCACTACCAGCGCCTACGACAGGATAGAATGGGTCTTTGTAGAGGACATACTTGCTTGAAAGAGTACCAACCTTGTAAACACCAAACGTGTGCGGTGCCTCAACAGGAGCTGTAGTGTCGCTACCTGGTGCTGCAACGATTGGCCTAAAGTCACCATGAGTTTCTAGCTGTTCGATGATCGCAGATACATCAGGGCTAGTAACAAGGAAGTTAGCCGGTCCACGCAAAGAGTTTTTGTGAATTCGGTTAGAACCTTGAGTAATCGTGGTGATGATGTTTCGGAAATGCTCAACTTGAGTATGTCCAGTGGTGATCGGACTAGCTGCAAACGTACCAGTAAAGCCAGTAGCCTGAGTGTGAAGATCTTCGATGATCTCACGGTCTAGTTCCAAAGCGATTTCGGCTGCAAGGCCTGCAACGATTTCGGCTTCGGCATCAATGCCATGAAATGCTTTTAGGTCGTCAGCAGCTTCTGAACACCAAAGAGCCTTTAGTTTACGGGTAGTTGCACGGATCTCTAAAAGCTGAATGTCGATGTTAACTTGAGCAACATTGCTGTTACACTCAGAGTTATACTCGTACTTAGCAATTACGTTTCCACTAACCGCACTATCAAACTCAAGACTGATAGAACCATCGTCGTAGTTGATAGAACCGGAAACACCAGTACCAAGAACAATGCCAGCACCGTTGTCAGCACCGGAAACAAGAGCACCTGTTCCATCTGTATAACCACAAACGATTAGTGTGCTAACTCGAACTGGTGTGAAGTCAAGTCCTGAAGAAAAAGAAGTACCAACACCAACTCCGACAATTTCTTCATCGATCTTCTCGGAAGAATAGAACCTGTTAAAGTCCTTGATCAGAGTGTCCCCTGCGGTAACGGTTCCTTTGGTGGTGCCGTACTTTAGGTCATAGAAGAAAATACCACCGACTGGAGCAGTCATGGGCTGAATCGAAACAATCTCGTTAGCGATCAGGTTTGGCCATACTCGTCTTAAAACTGGAAAGACAAACTTGAGGAATGATCCTACGTTTGTCGAGCGAGTTTCTTCGTTCAAGTTTGACAGATATTGACTTTGGTTTTCGTACAACACCGCCATAACATTTCGAGTATGCTCTACTCTAACGCCTTGTAACAGAGGCGACCATTTTCCGACAAGCGCACTCACATACGACTTATCATGAATTGACCGACTCTCTTCGAGAGCTTTTCTTGCTTCAAACATTGCCTTGAACCTCCAGAATATTATTTAATTTTTAATGCCAGATAATTTATTGATCTCATCCATATTGAAGGACTCACCCATAACACTCAAAGATTTTTCACCTCTATGATTGCTAGGAAATGTTTCCTCTATATGGTCCTCAACTAAAGTTTCTGTCTGAAAACCGCCTCGTTGTCTTTCGATACGTTTTCTGACTGACGCAAAATCCCGAGTATCGCTACGTCTTTGATTGTTGTAGCCCTCGATGATTCGATCGATATTGCTTTTCGTCTTTTTATCTAGCCGATCAAACTCTTCTCGGATCTCGACTTGATAAGGATTGCCTGTGATTTTCCGTTCCAAATAAAGGCTTGCACGATGATCTTGATTCTCTGTGACTTGCTCAATTAACTCGGCCTTGCAAGCGTTATAGCGTTCAGTGATCGACTCGACATTTTCTTTAAGACTAGCTAACTTTGCCGATTGAGCTTCAATCATGTCTTTTGCTTGCTCAACGTATGGCGTCAATCGAGTTTTTAGATCGGATAGAGTAGCTATCTTATTGAATTCGCCTAGGCTTTCAACGATTTGACCGAGCTTCGGATGGTTTGCTAAATTGCGTTCGATATAGAGATTATAACCCATTTCTTTTGCAGCTTTAGTCATGCGTGAGGCATTCATTTTTTCTTCTAAAATCTGCTTTTCATGGATCTTGATACGTTCGCATAGATTTGCTATGCGACCTTCTTTTTCGGTTAACACCTTTGACACATCTTCGGATAAGACGTGAGGAGCTAGGATGGATTTAACCTCGGCTAAGGCTGATTTAGCGCCTGCTATGCTTGGATCTAGCATCATCTCTTTAACAACATCAGACCGCACTTTCTCTTTAGCCTCTTTAATGGCTACGATCAGAGAAGCTTCGAATTGTTTGCGTTGTTCAGACAAGGCAATATCGACTCTATTGCTGATTTCAGATTCCATATTTTTTTCGAATTGATCGACGATTCCAGCCGGATCAAAATTGAACTCTTCTTTTTTAGCTGCTCCGAAAAGAACCTTTTTCTGTGCCTCTTCATCATCGCTGCCACTAACCATTGCACCATCGGACTCAGCTGTAGTCACATTACCGGCTGGTGCGTCCTTGGCGTGATCTGTCGCTTTATCTTTGGTGTCTTCCGAGTCTTCATCGCTGCCAGCGCTGGGTTCATTTTTATCAGGGCTGACATTTTTTACATCGCTAGATTCGGTAGCAGTCGATGCCGACTTTCCCTTAGACATAGCTGGATAAGCGCTTTCTTCTGCTGGATCTGCGACCGGATCATAGGTCATAAGTTTGAAGTCCTCTTGGACAACATTATAACCATCTTCATTGGTTTGGACTGAACCATAACCACGACTCGAAACACCGATTTGACCACCAGCATCGACAATGGCCATAAGCTCCTTGCCCATGCTGGTTTCCATGATTTTCATTTTACCGATGACTTGTCCTTGCTCATTGATCTTTAGAGATTGAACTAAGACAGCGCATCTTTGGAGTTTAGTTTTTCCATCATCGGGATGATCTAATTCACCGAAAACTTTTCCAGCAGACATCTTGCTTTCAAGGCGAGACACCTCACGCTGAATAAGCTCTCGCTTGTAAATGCGACCATTGCTAGTTGGTTTATCAACGTGCCCGAAAACCCCTTCGAAGACATATTTGCTACCGGCTTCACTCTCGTTTAGCATCGTCAAAGGGATGAAACTAAAATTATCTATCAGCAATTGTCTTGCCATCGGCTTTGATCTCCAATCAAAAATGCGCTTAGGTCCGTTGAGTATACTGTGCAGGCGAAGCTGGCTCGTTTTCCAGACCGTCTTTGCCTATGTAGTTATGCTTTGCAGTATCGATGTTAACGCCACCAGTATATTCTCCTGGCTGATCCACCCCTGCATAAGCATACTGGCCTATGTCTTTAGCTAGGTCCATGTAGGTCTTCATGGCACCACCGAGATATCCGACCATATCTTTTAATATTGCTCCGGCCTCAGCTGGTGATATGACGTGTGTTTTAAGTTTAGCTAAAGCGTCTTGAGCTTCCATTCGGAGCATGATCATTTCGGACGGCATATCGACTGATTCTTCCATGTCGTCGTCATCGTCGTCTTCATCGTCATCTTCGCTATCACCGTCCATCTCAAACTTCACATTGCCAGCTGGTGTTTTGACTTGAGGATGATCGTCTTTAGAGACAATGTTCCCTTTAGGAGCGTCCTTTGCCGTATCAGTGACATCGCCAGTTTTACCAGGCGCTATATAATTAGGTGCATCGGGATTCTCATAGTCATACTCAGAATCTGGATGCTCAACAGGGATACCTTCCTCACCGAATAGCTCGGATTCTAGCTGATCAATGATTTCATCACAGACTGAAAATTTACGAGAGAGAAGTGTTGCAACTTCATCGATTCGCATAAAGCCTTCGATTAATCCTTCATGGGCATTGCCTTTAAGGTCGATACTTTCAAAGGTATTTAGAAGCTCCTCATTATTTTCTAAAGAGAATCTACGTCTCGGACCTGCCGACTTAGTGCCTCGAAGTGCGGTAATTCTTTTCTTGCGAATTTTGAAAGAGGATTTTTTCTCACGTTTCTTTCGCTTTCTAAGAACTGATCCTCGCTTCTTTTTATATTCTCTGCGAGCTTGGGCACGAACGCCAGCCTTCTGCCTCTTAAGGCGTTTACGCACTAGGGCTTCAGACAATTCATCGGGGGTTAGATCAAGAGCAGAATAATCGGCATCTTCATCCAAGATGCCAGATAAATCATCATCCTCATCCAAGTTGTCAGTTTCTTCTGATTCTCTGAATAAATCATCAAGATCCTCATCAATGCCCTCTAAAAGCGTTGATGTGTCTGACTCGTTTAGATCTAAATCAATAGTATCGGCATCATTAAAATCGAATGGCCGAACGGATCGATCTTCAGTCATTTCAGATGGGAAACCTGCATTGGAACGACTTGGGTTTATTAATCCCAATGCTTCGAAATCCTCTTGCATGGTTGTCATTCGACGTAAATGATTCAATTTGTAGCCTCCGCATATGAAACAATTTGATCAATCTTTATCTGACATTCTACTAAACTTTTTAGAATGTCACTATGTTTATAAGGATTGGTTTTCTCATTTAGTAATTTTTCTGACCAATAACTCATCTCTTTTAACGAATCACGGATCGATTCCAAAAAATCTTGTGATTTTCTTTGAAGCAAAGATTCTACTCTACGCCTCAGATCAGTCATTCGATATATTACAGGTTGAATACCATGGGTGCAATCATTCCTCGATTCAATCAAGGCCTGCACCTCCCACGTCTCTCTCAAGATAGTGGAAATATTCTCGCTGTAATACTTACACCATAGGTTATCCCCTTCAATCAAAGATTGCAACCGCCTGATAACCGCACCGGATGTATCAATTTCATCGATCGACATTATTAACATGGCGATCTTATCTGAGGACAGACAGCCAGATGCTAAAGAATCAACGGCCTCACTCAATTTAGCTTGCATGAATTCCGGTTTATCAGATTCGGCATACACCTTTGGACCATTGATCTTGATAGCGTCAATGACTTTGATCACGCCATTTTCATTTTCCAAAACAAATTGCTCGGTCGAGCCAGTTTCCTCATCGACCACAATCGCATGAGTTGGAAAACTTGCCACAAGCTTGTATTGTGCAATCGAATTCACAGACCTCTCTGACAGCCAGCCTCGAATCGCCACGACTACTTGAGATCGCTTCTGCTCATAAGAGCCCTCCGCTAAATACCGAAAAGCATCCCTCTCAACTAACATCGCTACCCCTTGTTTATATTTTGATCCCGACCATTTTTTTTCTCGAAGGACCAATCGCTAAAGTCGCCAGGCCACCAATCATGTCGCTGCCTCTTACACCATGCCCTTTCGTTGCCTGAGAAACCCCTGTTATCGGTATAAATAACCCTTTAAGGTTATGCCGTCCAAACGCCTTCTGTGCTGCATCCTTAAGCTCGGCCTTGTTTTTGAATCTCAATTTTGAAAATTGAGACGCCTTACTATATAAGTCCATCGGCAATTCGGACGGCTCAATATCAAGATGGTCTGCTATTGATAACATCAAGTCACTACTATCAACCTCAAGACTTCTCGACTCTTTTAATGCTTTCTGCGTGGAGGGATAGATATAACGACTGGCGATATCTAATGCCTGATATTTATCCAATTTAATCTGATGCTTTTTTGCCAATTTTTCGACAAATGATGGAGCAGCATCTTCTCTGCTTACCTTCAATTTCTTTAAAAGATCTAGCACCTTAATGCTAGCCTCTTTATTAAACGTGTATCGTTTTTGCCCAAGCTTTGCCACATAGGTTTCACTCTCGCTTAATAGAGATATCGCCATATCCCAATCGGCCTGTTCCATTGCCTCAGCTGCCTGATATAACTTGAACCCAGGATTGCTCGCATCTGCCGTAGTCCTCGTCACCACATCTATCTCATCTTTTTTTTCAGGATTGTCGGCAACATAATCAGGCATAGTTTTTTCAGCCTTCTTGAAAACTCTTGCTGGAAGCGTTTCCATATTCATAGCTGACGCTGCCATATATCGATGATGACCATCAATCATATGATAACCATCGCCTCGAACCCACAAAACATCGATCGGCTTAGTTCTAATCCAATCACGGTTTTTCAAAAACTTATTAACTTTTTCTGGAACGTAAGCAGTCTGACCAACTTTGGTTATATGTTTTAGTGGAACATCATACTCATCGTAATCCATATTTGCTTGAAGTCCCTTGCGAGTACCAACCGAGATATAGTCTGACTTTGGTAAATTAATCGGTGCGGTGTTTCGGTATGCCACACCAGATCCAGGTCCACCTTCTGATATCATCATTACACCCTTTTATATGAGCCGTGATTTAACCAACGATACTTTCTCTCAAGGTAAACAAAAATACCATTTTGCTCACGCTTCTTGTAATGACTTTTCGCTCTCGTCAAAAGCCATCGCTCCTCTTCATCTAATTCATCGACATGACCTTTTCTCAGTATAAATCCCTGAGTGCCTTTAGGTATCACAAAAAATCTTTTAGCGACCTCATCATGCCATGTCGTCTCTCTGATTGTCTCAATCATGAATTACTCTAATACAGAATTTGCGGCCAATTCATTCACTAAAGAGACGAGATCTCTTAAAGATGCAGCTGATGTTCTCTTTGACTGATCACTCAACGCATCCATTACCTTACTCATGCTGCCGATAACTCGAAGGACATTGGGATCATGCAGGCCTCTTGTTATGTCTTTCATGCGATCCGCTGCCGTATCAGCATCATTAACAAATTGTATAGGATTGAAACCTCTATTTGAATCGTATCGACCTACTTGCATTTCAAGCTGAAATGAAGCTTTGCCCATCTCATCTAGTTTTTTATCGATTGCTTTAATTACTTCAACTCTATTTCCAAACCAATTGTTATTGGCAAACGGCTGTCTAGGTCCATCGTGTGATGTTAATCGTATATGACCATAAACCCCTCTGGAGGGTTTATCTCGTTTTATAAATTTCACTCCTCGGTAACTAAACTCTGGATAATCCTGATATGAGTCCTTGATCGTCTTCACCGGATATTTGGCCTCTGCCATTTCGGTTTTCGGTGCGCTCATCTTAGAAGTAAAGCCATCTAACTTTTTCATAAATTGGTTTGACCTCGGATCATCGCTAAACGCCAAACCCTTTAACAACTGAATCGCCTTTGCCTGACTCTCGTTAGAGCCTCCCCAAGACGTTTTTATTAATTC